GCTGTCTCTCCCAGGGTCTGATAGATGCGGACAAAGTTTCTCAGTATGCGGTAGTCAACCAGTACGGTGCCGCGGTGCCGGCAGAGGCGGAGCTTTTGCCAACGGTCGCGGATGCGTTCGATAACGTCCCGGCTCATGCGGCCTCCATTTCGGTAATGGTCAGCTCAAGCCGCCCACCTTTGACGACAGGCATTCTTTTCACGCTGTAGTAGTCAACCTGCTGGTCATCGAGCCAGAAACCCGATTTCGTCAGGGCGTCGAATGCTGCCTTTTGCAGATTGTCCAGGTCACGGCGCCGGCGATCCGGCATGTGGCACTCAATACGGATTTTCAGTGGTGTGGACAGGCCGATATCAAGCATCGAGTCTTTGATGATTCTGGCGACGCTGTCGCGGTATGCCTGCCCTTCCGCGCTAATGTGTGTGCGCCCCCGGTTGTGCCGGTAGTAACGGTTGTTGCTTGGTGGCCAGGGTAATGAAATGCGATATTGGTTCATGCTTTTATCAGCCCCTCTTTCATCCAGATAACCTGCGTTCGGGCCATTCCCTCCAGTGCGCACTCTTTCGCATACTCCGCATCTACCAGGCGCGTGCGGCGGTCTATTTCATCGTGACAGGATGAACAGGCGATAGCGGCGATCAGATCAGGCGGCTTAATCCCGGTCCCGCACAATCCAGCAATGCGAATATGGGCCAATACCGTGGTTTCAGAGTTGCCGTTGCAGACGCCCGGGATACGAACCTGACATTCGCGACCGCGAGCAGCTTTGCGTAAATCAGCCATGGATTTTCCTCCGGGCAGCGCGGCGCAGCCAGCGGACATCCGCCAGGTGAGCCGTATAGTGAAAGGTGGGGATATCGGAAGGCTTAACTTCTACCTTGCGCTTGCGACGTGCTGGCACGCGGAAGATGCCGCGCTCCATTACTTTGGCGAGAAGGCTGCTCATCAGGCCTCCTGCTTTTGCTGTAGTTGCTGATATTCGCAACCATGTGGAATGGTGAGAGCCAGACCAAACTGAGCGCACCAGGCCTCTACTTTGGTCAGGAAGATATGCATTTCGCCGGTATCAAGATCAGCAGTATGGCGCGGCTCCCAGGTGGTGGTCTTCTCGCCAGTGATGAAGTCGGTATAGGCCACCTCTTCGCAGCCGAGATAGGTCTTTTTGAGGTTGCGCTTAACCCATTCAGGGTTTGCGTCGGTACGTCCGGAGTTAATCAGGTATTCGCTGATTTCCGCGTACCACATGTGACTGAGTGCGTTCTGGCTCAGGCTGCGCTTTTCGCGCCACTCTTTGACCTGCAGGCGCAGGCATTTCCCATCAGAGATCTGCTCCTGAAGAATCTTGCCTATAGCGCTGAAGTTGCCGCTGTGCAGTTTGATGCCGCATTGAGGGATGTTCACGCTTCACCTCCGGAGAGGTCAAACGCTGAATGCAGAAAATCGCCGGTGGCCTTCGCCATCGGTGACAGGGATTGCTGTAAGGTTTTGTGCGCCATGTGTCCCCACTTGGCGCCGGTCATTAGTGTCAGTTGCTCAGGCTGACGAGGTAATTATGACGGGCTAAATCCCGAATTGCAAAACGAGCATAGGCTATTTTTTCTCGTTCTGACTGGCCATTTCCAGATAGCGCGGATCGGATGCGCGGGGTAGCTGGATGCTTTGCTCGCGGTAGTAGCGGACGCGCTCCATGAAGTAGTCCCTGAGGTGTTCTGGCTGCTCTCTGGCCACCTGCTCCGCTATCACCGGCATGTTCAGCCGTTCTTTGTAGGCGACGCCGGAAGCTGCGAGGTCGACGTTGACCTTGTCCTGCTCATCTTTCGGCTTGGTTGCAATGTTCCATTGCGACATATTTATTAACCCTACTAAAAATGGATAATTGCCATTTATTACATATGATGAGATAAATTAAATCAACGCCAAGTATGGCGGGGTGGCTGAGAGGCTGAAAGCGGCGCACTTATAATGCGTTAACCGGAAACGGTTCGCGGGTTCGAATCCCGCTCCCATTTGAGGGGTCGACTTTTGTCGGCCCCTTTTTGTTTTAAGTCTTGCGTTCTGCTGGGGATTTAGGCATCGCCAGATCCCCGCGTCGGTGCAGTGTCGATAGCCAGCAAATGTGGCGATTCAAGATAACGAATCATCGTTTCTGCAACCTGCTGGCGAGCCTTTAAATCCTGAAGCACGATGAGCAAGACTGGCGAAAGAGACTTCCGATCGACGTTGTAGCCATAACGCTGCAGGGTACCAATGAGGTCTGCAAGTATCTGGCTATCTGTAAGCTCATGACTCACTTTTCACCTCCTGCGGTGCGGCCGGCAGCGGCATCCAGTGAGTTGGTGTCCATGACGCGCCGGGGATCAACCAGCCGCTACTCTGCGCATCAGGGTGTCCAGGGATATACGTTGCCCATTTGCAACACCAACGTGGCTTCTCTCCCCACCAACGCCCGACCAATACCTCATAACGACTTGGCGGCATCTGCTCGCTTACCGGAATCCATTTACCCGGAACGGTAGCGGGTTCACTGCCGGGTGACTGCCTGGCGGCTGCGAGTATGGTGGCGCGGCAACGTTTCCATACGTACCAATACGATTCCCGCCAAGCGATGTTATCCGCCTCTGACGCCTCAGGAGACAGGTCAAAAGAGCAATCTGACGCAAACCAGGAATCAAATAGCTCTCTTAATTTCGTGTCATCCATCACTACCGGCGCTGGCTGCGCGTGGCGATATAGTGGGACTTCGTTAATCCCCATCCCCTTTGTCCACATGCAGGCCATATCATTGACGAAACATAATTCTGCTTCGTCGGTATACACCACCGGCTCACTGTCAGCCTTGCGGCGCTCCTGTAGCTCACGAATTATCCCGGCAATTAATCCGGGCGTTGCCAGACGCTGAAATTCACAGTAGTAGTTCGGGTCAGAATGACAGGTGGCCTCTTGCGAGTACCACAGCAAATTAGATAATTCGTCATCTGTGTGTGGCTCACTGTCCATTGCGGCCAGCGCCATGCGGGCCATCATCGCAAACTCGCTGCCCTGATTAATCATTGGGTCGCTGACAATTTCTTCCAGGCGCTCTCTGGTTATGGTTGATTTGGTCATTGGGCTATTCCTCCACGCTTATATCTACGGAAACTTTCATCTTCCCTGCGGTGACCTCAAAGCCAGTAACATCCGCATTAAGCATGTATTCCGAGATAACAAGGGCGAGTAGTTTCAATTTGGCGTCGGTGTTGTTGCCGTTCAGTTCTTCCAGGAGCTCGACAACCGGCTCCATGTGTTCACCCATTTTCATCACTCAGCCTCCACCTTGATGCCAGCGAGCCAATTTCTAACCAGCTGATATTCGTTATTTCGGAAAGAGCCGCAGGCGTAAATGTACGGCAACCGCAGGTTATGGCCGTTCTGGCGTAGGTAGTCTTTGCATCCATGCTCGGTAAAGCAGGCAGTAACAAACTCATCTACTTCCTGCATCGCGTATCGGTCATATCCGCGAGTGTCGCGACCATCCTGATAAAGCGCTTCCAGCCGCTTGGCTCTCAGCTCGCTGACCTCTTCACCATCCCATACCCAGCAAATTCGGCTAGGCGAGTGCTCGTCGCTTCCGATAATTTCACGCTTCTGGAAAACGACGAACATGGGCTGATCGGTAATGCGGTTGTCCTGCGTCCTGATAAGATCACCGATTGTGTAAAGCTCAGGGGACAGCTTCACGGTGCGGGACTCCAGCTCGGCGATGCGATTAGCCTGCCAGTCAACGAAGTCTGTGAGTCCGACACCTTTTTCGCACAAACCGTAGTCATCCCTAAGCATGTCGTATACATCTGCTTTGGCCTGCGCCTTCTCCAGCGCCTCTACCAGCGCGAGAACGTTGACAGGGTTAGCAAGACTAATAAGATTTATCTTTGACTTATGAACGGTACAAATCTGATGGCCTGCCTCAAACCATTCACTGTCGTAATTTTTAATAACGCGCACTGCTGCCGCTTTCAGGCTCTGCGCCAGTTCGGTGATATCAGTTGTCATGCTGCACTCCCTTCAATCTTGTCGTCGAATTCATCTTCTGCCATGTCATCGCTCTGGAACGGCTCACATGAAGATGTGCATCCGTCGCCGTCATCAGGATTTGTGTTTGTCAGGTAAATAAGCCGCTGACGGTCTTCGAGGTTTGCATCATTAATTAACTGGTCTGTATCCCGCTTTCTACGCCACCAGGTATGTCCAGCAACTGCTTTAACCCTCCCGTATTTCTCTTCCATATCGCGATTCCAGGAGAACCACTCAGGGTGCTCATGAGCTATCAGGTAAAGTTTCGCGTCACTCTTCTTGAAACAGGTCAGGCAATTTCCATGGTGTGGTGGGATATTGAGTTTGAACGGCATTGCATCCCAGAAGTCGTTCACATCCTGCTTATCGAATCCGCCCCAATGGCAAAGCGGGTAGACCAGGTATAACGTTTGGTAGATGCCTTCTCCATGCTGGCGCGTTCTGGCTCATCAGCACGCATACCAATTGCAGTTTTTGCCGACCAACCCCGGCGCGCAAGTCCGACAGCCCGCATCCATGACCGGATGGTTTGTGTCTTCAGATAGTCGCTGCATTTCTGACGCGATACGTTAGGTATTCCCTCCACGCTAATGAACTGCTCAAATGGTTCGCCGTTCCTTGATGCGGTTTCGAATGAGACAACGCGGTGACGCATTCCGACACCATATTCACTACTGGTAACCCCTTCCAGCCAGACAAGGTTAAGGCCAAAAAGCTTGTCCACCTTGTCAGCGAAAATCAGAGTTTCCTCGTGCTCCCGTCCGGTATTGGCAAACACGAAATGGAATTCGTAAGCATCTGCGTAGTTCTGCATGAGGAAGTCGCACATAAACGCTGATGTCTGCCCACCTGAGAAGCTGACAACCATTGGCTCTTTGCTCATTTGTCGGCCCCCTCGCGCAGCGCGGCTTCCCATTCAGCAAGGGATTTTTCTGCGTACTCACCAGACAGACCATCAGCCGGGAGTGCTGGGTCGTTCGCCAAATCCTCTTTTGCGGTGAGTATCATGCGTACCACGTCGCCAACCTCAGCCATTGGTTTATCAACGAATCCGTGATTGAAAGCGGCTGCAAGGCGGCTTGCTGCAAAGTTGATACCCTCTGCGCGACCATCAGCCTTAATCCCGGCTACGATGCGATCGGTGGCGGGGGTTTCGATAGCGTCGAACTCTTCCATTGCCGCTTCCAGTGCGACCTGCTGGCAAGCCACTTCTGCACGTCCTTGAATGCCTGTCCCTTCTCCATTCAGTGCGTTATGCATTTCACACAGCTTGTCGCCAAACGACTTCAGCGCCGCATTCTCCGCAGCCAGCTGCTTAAACGCTTTAGCCAGCTTCAGGAACTTCTGCTCTCTGATCGACAGCTCGCCTGCGCTCTCCAGGGAGGCGATGAGCTCGTTTACAGCCTGTAATGTGATAGTCATGCTGATGTTCTCCCGTAAACAGCCAGTACCCGCTTCATCGCCGGGCTTTGCCGACACTCGTTGAAAATCTGGTTAGTGCTCTTTCTGCCTGCAATTTCTTCCTCAGTGGCCAGCCGGTAGTAAACCGTCCGCCACACCCGAGCTTCCGCTACCAGTACCCCCTGCTTTGCCAGGATGTTGGCAGCCTGGTTGATGCAGGTATGCGTCATCCCGGAAGCCGCGGCGACATCTGGAGAGCTGCAGGTTTTATGCGTTTTCAGGTAGTTCAGAATTGCGTCTTTGCCTGTCATGACCGGTTCTCCCGATAGCTGTCCCAGGTAAACGAAATCGTGCATCCGCCGCCGTCGTTCATGCGGTCGATGACGCGCTCGCCGATAAACTGCGTCAGCTCATCCTTCGGCAGGTTGCTGATCAGGATCGTCGGCTTCAGGCGCTC